AAAACGCCAGAGCTGACACAGGAAATCCTGTCTCAGATGGTGGAAGGCAAGAGCCTGACTGCGATATGCAAGCAGAAGGGAATGCCGAGCGTCGGGACTGTTTATCGCTGGATGGCAGAGGATGAAGGGCTTGCGGAGGGCTACGCACGCGCAAGCCAAGCCCGTGCAAGAAGCTACGCCGAGCGGATGGAAGACGTGGTAAATCAAGCAATAAATGGCGAAATTCGTTCAGATGCAGCCAGAGTTGCGATAGATGCGTACAAATTTATCACAACTAGGCTTATGCCAACGCTCTACGCAGATCGACAGACCGTAGATGTTAACGTCCAGCACACGCACGCTGTCCACCTTGATGCCCTGAAACGCCTCACAGAACGTGCTTCGGGTACAGATCGCGGGTACATTGATGCGGAATACAAGGAAATCCCCAACGAAACCAAGGGGTTGCAGGCAGGCGACACAATAGATGGTGTATTGTGTGGGTCGGGTCAGGAGCCGGAAACCCAGGGAAATCCTGGGGTTCAGGGGTCAGAGGCCGCTGAGACCCCCCGGGGGGTCGACCACCCGGAGGGGGCGGCGACGATGGCGACCCCCGCTCCCTCGACACAGCCCCCCGAGCTCAAGCCCCCCACCCCCCGCAAGTCGAAACGGCGTAAGGCGTCCACGAAATGAGCAAGGCAGCGGAAGATTTAGCGCGTACCTTTGACGAATTCCTGGCGGCGTATCGTGGGAAGCCGGTGGAGTTTGTGCGCGAGGTGCTAGGCCAGGAGCCCTTGGAGTGGCAGCAGGATTTCTTGAAGGCGGTGGCCTCGGGCAAGCGTAGGATCAGCGTGCGAGCCGGGCATGGTGTGGGCAAGTCGACGGCATGTGCCTGGGCTACCGTGTGGTTTTTAACGACGCGCTTTCCCCAAAAGACCGTGATGACGGCCCCCACGGCGGGTCAGTTGTTCGATGCGCTGTATAGCGAATTGAAGGCGCAAATAAACAAGTTGCCGCCGGTACTCCGAGACAGCTTTGACGTGTTTGCTGATCGCGTGGTGTTTAAGGCAGCACCAGAGAGCAGCTTCTGCAGTGCGAGGACAAGTAGCAGCGAACGCCCGGAAGCGTTAGCGGGTATCCATAGCGAGAACGTATTGCTGATTTGCGACGAAGCGTCGGCTATTCCTGAGAGCGTGTACGAGGCAGCGGCTGGTAGTATGTCGGGCCACAGCGCCTGCACAATCCTGATTGGGAACCCGACACGGAACAGCGGCCTGTTTTACAAGACGCACCATGAGCTGGCGAACGACTGGTACACGCTGCATGTGAGCTGCTTGCAGAACCCGCTGGTGAGCCAGGACTTCGTGAACCAGATCCGGGCAACGTATGGCGATGGCAGCAATGCGTGGCGTATTCGGGTTCTGGGTGAGTTTGCGATTGCCGATGACGATACGCTGATTGCTGCGGATCTAGTGGATGCGGCATTGGTGCGGGATGTGCAGCCGGTGCCTATGGACCCCCTGGTGTACGGGTTGGACGTGGCGCGGTTTGGCACTGACAGGACGGCGTTGTGCAAGAGGAAGGGCAATGTTGTGCTTGATGTGAAGTCCTGGGGTGGCTTGGACACGATGCAGATTGTGGGTGCCATTGCCCACGAGGCGAAGATCGATAACCCGGAAGAGATATGCGTGGACACGATTGGCCTGGGCAGCGGATGCGCTGACCGTCTGAGGGAATTGGGTTTCAATGTGCGTGATGTGAATGTTGCGGAAAGTAGTGCGATGAACCCGAATGCCAACAGGCTGCGAGATGAGCTGTGGTTATCGGTGAAGGATTGGCTGTCGACGCGAGCAGTGAAGCTGCCTGATGATAGCGGGTTGCGGATGGAGCTTGTGGCCCCACGGTACACGTTCACGAGCAGCGGCAAGATCCAGGTGGAAAGCAAGGACAGCTTGCGGAAGCGTGGAATGCGGTCCCCTGACTTGGCTGATAGTTTGTGCTTGACGTTTGCGAGCAATGCAGCGCTGGTTGGTGGACGTGCCTCGGCTTGGGTGAAGGGTAAGCCTTTGAAGAGGCATCTGGCTGTGGTATAGAGCTTGTATTGGCAGGAGGTTTTTCATGGCTACATTTCGTGGTGAGACGGTGACGCTGAACAAGCCTCGTCGCATACGGAAGGGCGAGCCTGGATACGGGCGTAAGAAGTCTGTGGTGTATGTTCAGGATGGCTCGAAGGTGACGAAGGTTATGTTTGGTGATCCCAATATGACGATTAAGAAGAACCAGCCAGGAAGACGTAGCAACTTTAGAGCGCGCCACAATTGCGATGATCCTGGTCCCAAGACCAAGGCACGCTATTGGTCGTGCAAGGCTTGGTGATATGGCGGGATTGCTTGACCAGTATGATTTGACAGAGGAGCAGAAGGCTGCGTTCAACGAGGCCATGATGTTCCCGTACTCGTCTGGTGCGGCAATGATCCCTGTTTCGTCAGAGGGAACGATTGCGCCTGACTACAATGTTGGGTTGCGCGAGCGTTTAACTGATTTGCTTGGTTCGCAGCTTGGCGGTGGTAGATCCGCACAGCGTAGCGCAAACAGGTTGATGCAAGCCGGTGAGATGGTTGCCAGCCCACTAGGGGCCGCAAACGACCTTTCCTCGGCGCAGTCTAACTTTGGCCGTGGTAACTACGTTGAGGGCGGCTTAGATGCGGTTATAGGTTTGCTTGGTGCTGCACCTCTTGTTGGTGGCATGGTCAGCAAGCCTGTAAAGGCTGCGCGTCGCCTGTTGTTTGATGCTCCATATTCCAACTACAAGATTGACCCTGAACTGCCTGCACGGCTTGATGATCTGACAACAGTCAGGCAGACAGAGAACTACGTTGAGCCAAAAGTCATATCCCCAGAAGAGCTTTCTCGTGAAGGATATCTGTTGAACCTTGTTGGCGATCGAACAAATGTTGGTGAGATAACCAGGCTTGGCGGTAAGGAGCTTGATACGCCAATAACGCTAGATGGCGGTAGGGGATATATGCGTGGAGAAGGCCAAGGTGCTTGGGCTTCAGATACTGGCGTCATAAATGCCCTTGCTAAAAAGGTCCGTGAAGCAGAAGGCGCTCCTGTTGTTGGCTCTTACATGGCAATGAGCGGCACAGGTTCAGATTTTGCAAACATGACGCGCCAAGTTGCTATGCGCGACTTCGATCCTGATAATTTGTTAAAAAAAGACATCAAAGATTTTGATAAAAGGTTTAGGGCTGCAAAAGCGTATAAGGATAAAAAAGGCAAAGGTGTAGCCGATGACTTCCCTGGTTTAGCATCAGAAAAACTTAATGACTGGTTAGATAAATCTGGAACACGTAGAGCTGCATTGTTTGATTTCATGGACAAGGCAGAATGGCGCGACAAAGGTTTTCCAAATATCACAGAAGCGCGTTATGTAATCCAAGATCCAGAGCTTAGAAACCTGCCTGCAGGTGTAGAGCAATACGGTGGTCAGTCTTTGGCATTAATGAACCCAAACGCAGTCGTTGAACCTACAGCCGGTCTTTTGATGCCGCATGGTACATATGGCATGGATTTAGGTGGAGATTACATTGGCGGCTTTGGTGCAGATGTACCGCGCAGTGTTCTTTTCCCTGATTGGTATGCAGCAAGACGCGCTAAACAGGTAGCCCCGTCTGGCGACAATAGAGCGTTCCAAATGTCACAAGTCCTGCAAAAAACAGACGACGAGTGGCTTGATGGTGTTATGCGTTTCTTAGAGGCTAATCGGCAGCAATGAACGGATCGTCTATAGGAAAATCGTCCATCGTGACGCCCCATTTTTTGAAGACAACCGTCTGCTGGTGTATTAGCTCGTTTTGCACATTTTCTGGTAATTCTCTAAATAGGCTAACGCCGTATTTAGAAAACTGTTCCTGTGCAAGAAACTCTAGTTCGTTGTATGCGTGCATGTTTTCGTTCATACAGCGAGTATACGCCAAGTACATAGGGCGTCAACTAAAAACAGGAGCCCACTATGGCTGAATGCCCTATCGCCACGCGCGACATGACACTGAACTTGCAGAACCGTGGCAAGGCTATCGAAAAGGCTGATTATGGTCCTATGGACCCACGCCAGCCTAATGACGAGTACTGGATGCGCATGGCGTCTCGGTGGAACACAACGCCAGATGAAGCTCGTGAAATGCGGTGCAGGAATTGCGGTGCTTTTGATCAGAGCGCTGAGATGCTACAATGTATTGAGGACGGTCTGACAGAGGACCGTGATGCAGATCGCATGGAGGATATGGTCGATGCGTCAGATCTGGGATATTGTGAAATCTTTGACTTCAAGTGCGCTGCGTCTCGGACGTGCAATGCTTGGATTGTTGGTGAGGACGATGAAGAGGATGGCGAAGAGGCTGAATACAGCTCTGGAGCCGTTTATGAGGAAGAGCTAGATGAAGAAGGCGACGAAGGTTAAAAAGGTTATGCGTGAGTACAACGCAGGAAAGCTGCGTTCTGGGTCCAAGAAGGGTCCAGAGGTGAAGTCGCGCAGACAAGCCGTCGCCATAGCTTTATCTGAGGCAAACAAGGGTGCTAAAGGAAAACGATATGGCTGACCCGATGATCCGCACACCCCCTGGGGCGTATATTCCTGACATCCTGCCGCCCGATACTGAGGATCTGTATAACGAAGAAACGGGTGAGATTATTCCGCTCGAAGATGAACCTATGGATGAGGAGGAGTTCCGCTATCGCGTCTTCCGCGCCATAGAGGACACTGCCACGTATATCGATAGCTACATTGCGCCTGAACGCGAGCGCGCAATGTCGTATTACTTGGGCGATAAGTTTGGCAATGAAGAGGATGGCCGCTCTCAGGTTGTGATGACCGAGGTGCGTGACACTGTTCTGTCCATGCTGCCCAGCCTGCTGCGTGTTTTTACGTCAGGCGAAAAGATTGTGGAGTTTGTGCCACGCGGCCCCGAGGATATTGCTGCCGCGCAGCAAATGACCGATCTCATTGACTACATTTTCATGCAAAAGAACCCCGGCTTCCGCATTCTGCATGACGCGATCAAAGATGCGCTGATTGTGAAAGACGGAGTGCTGACCTGGTATAAGACAGACGATGAAAGCGTTGAGGAGCATTCGTATTCTGGTTTAGCGCCAGCAGAAGCCCAGCTTATTATGTCCGACCCCGATGTTGAGGTGATCGACTACGTTGAGGAAGAGCGCGTAGTTGAGCAGGATGTCATGGGTGCGGGTCCAGTTATCAATGTTCTGCCACCTGAAATCTCAATGCGTGTGCGTAGAGTGATCCGAACGCCGAGATATGTCGTAGAATGTATACCACCCGAGCAATTTTTGATCGACAACGAGGCAACAAACCTCGACGACGCAATCATTGTGGGACGCCGCAAGCTGGCAACAGTCAGCGAACTGGTGTCGATGGGCTATCCACGCGAAATCATCGAAGAGAACGCGGGATCTAATGGCTTTGAAATGAACATGGAGACCCTGACCCGTAATCCAGCGGATCAGAGCTTCTTTGGCATTACTGACAATACGGACGACAGCACCGACAAAGTGTATTACGTTGAGGCGTATATCCGCATCGACAAAGACGGTGACGGTATCGCTGAATTGCACAAGGTTTGCTGTGTCGGCAACGGAAAGGTTGTCCTTCACGACGAAATCGTGCAGGATATTCCGTTCGCCGTTCTGTGTCCCGATCCAACGCCGCACACTGTCTTCGGTAAGTCGATTGCTGATCAGACAATGGATCTGCAGCTTATCAAGTCGCAGATTGTGCGGAATACCCTCGATAGCTTGGCACAGTCCATACACCCCCGCACTGCGGTGGTTGAGACCCAGGTCAACATGGACGATGTGCTGAACAACGAAACAGGTGCCGTTATTCGTATGCGCCAGCCTGGTGCCGTACAGCCGTTCTCGACGCCGTTTGTAGGCCAACCTGCTCTTGGGGTGCTTGCCTACCTGGACGAGATCAAGACGCAGCGTACAGGCATTTCCAGGGCGTCACAGGGGCTTGATGCCGATGTACTGCAGTCGACAACGAATGCTGCGGTCCAGGCGCAACTCTCCTCCTCTCAAGAGCGCGTCGAGATGATCGCGCGATTGTTTGCAGACGGCATCAAGCGCTGCTTTTCAGGATTGCTGAAGCTGGTAGTCCAGCATCAGGACAAGCCGATGATCATGCGTCTGCGTAATCAGTTTGTGCCTGTTGATCCCCGTGGTTGGGATGCCAACATGGACATGACGGTAAACATTGCCTTGGGTCGTGGATCTGATGAACAGCGTATGGCGTTTTTGCAGCAGATTGCAGCGAAACAAGAGCAACTGTTGAGCCAATACGGTGCCTACAATCCGTTGGTGAGCGTTGAGCAGTATCGATCGACATTGGCACAGATTATCCAGCTTGCTGGCTTCCTTGATCCTTCGCAGTTTGTGCAAGAGGTCACGCCAGAAAGTGTGCAGGCATTTGTGCAACAGCAACAAGCTAACCGTAAGCCTGACCCAGCCGAGATGCTGGCACAGGTTGAAGCTGAAAAGATTAAAGCTGACATCCTTATCGCATCGCAGAAGCAAGAGCTTGAAACCCGCAAAGCACAAGCTGATGCTGACTATGACCGCGATAAGTTGTTTGCTGATGTTATGCTTCGTTCTGCCGAGATCCAGGCACGCTATGGTGCGCAGGTCGACGTGGCAGCAATCAAAGGTGAGGTAGACAGGCAGCGTGCAGAAATGCAGCAGATGTTTACGTTGCAGGCTGACCGTGAGCGTATGGCTGCAGAAATGCAAGCACAGCTCCAGGCGCAGATGCAGCCCATGCAGCCTGACTTCAGCCAAGATCCAATGGCACCAATGCCACCGATACCAGGTCAGTTATAATGGCGACTTGGGAACAAGAGAACCTATACCGTGCCGCTAAAGCGCTCCAGAACGACGATGCCTCAAATGAGGTTTTACGTCGATTAGAGCAGCGCTATATAGAGGCATGGAAAACGTCGAGCTTGGAGCAAGCCGACGTGCGAGAAGATGCGTATCGTATGATGCGTGCGATTTCTGAGCTGCGGGGCGAACTGTCTGCATTAGCAGCAGAGCCCAGTATCGCAGCTTTTAACCGGCGTTTACGCGCCTAAATTATGGAGTAGATCCTATGGACACTGAGCAATCGCCGGGCGGCGAAATCGGTGTAGATGAAGCAGCTAACCGTTTTGCAGCGTTAATGGACGCGGAAGCTAACCCAGAGACGGAGCAACCCGAAGCTGTTGCTGAAGCCGAAGAGGCAGATGCACCCGAATACGAGACCGATGAGACTGAGTCGGATGAGGAAGCCACTGATGCCCTTGAGGTAGCAGCCGAAAACGACGAAGAGGTCGAGTATGAGGTCGATGATGAAGGCGAAGCAGAGGAAGCTGAATTAAACGAGGAGCAGCTCGTAACCGTTAAGATTAACGGCAAGACTGAGCAGATCCCGTTGAAGGAAGCAATCCAAGGCTACCAACGTCAATCGGATTATTCGCGCAACATGAACGAGCTTCGAGACCAGCGCGTTGCGTTGGAGCAGGAGCAAGGTTCAGTAAGCCAGGAACGGGCTCAGTATGCCGTTTTGCTTGAAGCACTGCAGGAACAACTGCAGTCGATGGTTCCACAAGAGCCAGATTGGGCAAAATTGCATGAGGAAGACCCAATTAACTTTCCTCTTGTCGAGAAGCAATGGAGGGAACACAAGGAGCGCATGGCGGCGACGCAGCTAGAGCGTGAACGTGTTGCAGCATTGCAACGACAAGAGCAACAGCAAAACATAGCCAAGGTCGTTGACCAAGGTCGTGAATACCTGGCTAAAGAAGTGCCTGAATGGCGTGACGCAAAAGCATGGCAAGAGGCTAGAGGTAAGCTTGTCGAGTATGGCCAGAAAGTTGGCTATACCGCAGATGAGCTTTCACAAGCCTACGATCCCCGAGCAATACTTGTCTTAGACAAGGCTCGGAAGTACGACGAGCTAATGGCGAACCGGCCAAAGCCCAGACGGGCTAAAGGACCGAAACCATTGCGGTCAGGATCTTCGTCCAGTTCACCACGTCAACAGACTAACGTGACACGCGCGAAACAGCGTCTCTCACAAACTGGGTCGGTGGATGACGCCGCCCGTCTCTTTGGACTATTAGACCAATAGGAGGGCTAGATGGCCTCTGTAACTAAAGCAACTACTTACGATGCTGCTAACAGCATGCGTGAGGATCTGTCGAATATCATTTACGACATCTCCCCAACAACCACGCCACTTATGTCAAACATTGGGCGTGACACTGCCGATAACACTTATTTCGAGTGGCAGACAGACGTTCTTGCGGCTGCTTCCTCATCGAATGCGGTGGTCGAAGGAGCTGATGCAGGCAACGCTGATTTCGTAGAAACAGTGCGCTCTGCAAACTATGCTCAGATCTCTAACAAGATCGTCAGCGTTTCTGGTACTTCGCAAGCAGTAAACATGGCAGGCATGCGTTCGCTCCTTGCTTATGAAACTGCAAAGAAGGCAAAAGAGCTAAAGCGCGACATGGAAGCCACAATCACTGCTAACCAAGCAGCGAATGCTGGTTCTACTTCTGTGGCTCGCGTCACTGCAGGTCTTCCTGCATGGCTCCGCACCAACGCTGTAGCAAACGGCGCAACTGCACCAACAGTTTCTGGTTCTAGCGGAAACGGTTATCCTAACGCTGCATGGACCGATCTCGATCCAACAAATGCTGCGCAGGATCTCACAGAAACCATGCTGAAGACCGCGATCAAGGAAGCTTGGTCAGAGGGTTCAGAAGTATCTGTATTTATGGTTGGACCCCATAACAAGACAGTGGCTTCGGGCTTCGCTGGTCTCGCAGAGCAGCGCGTCACCTACAACCAGGTGAAGCCTCTCAAAATCATCGCTGCTGCTGACGTTTATCTCAGCGACTTCGGTGAGGTGGCTATCGTTGCTAACCGTTTCCAGCCAGAGAACTTCGCATTCGTACTTGATCCAGAGTACGCCTCTGTCTCTTACCTGCGTCCATTCCAGACGCTCGACATTGGCAAAACTGGCGACAGCACGAAGAAAGAGCTGGTCGTTGAATATGGCCTCCGAGTGAAGACTGAAAAGGCTCACGCAGTCATTGCCAACTTGACCACTTCGTAAGTCAAGTTACGGTGGGGGCGACTTAGGTCGCCCTCGCTACTTTAGGAGAGAGACATTGGCAGAAGAGTATGCCCCAGGTGTTTTTAACTTAGACTATGACGCAGCAGACAAGACGCTGCAGCGGATGCACATAACCACTGACAATAAAATTGTATTAGAGACAAAGACCGACATTACCGAGCTTGCGAAAGAGAACGAGCAGATCAGAAATGATGTTTCTCGTACTGGTCGAAACAACGATATGGTGCGCGTCGCAAGGCTTCCGATGTCAGTCTATCTAGATTTATCAAATCGTGGTATTCTTCGTGACAAGAACGCAATGAAGCGGTGGTTAGCCTCTGATGAAGCTTTGCCGTTTCGCACTCACTGGATGAAAGGCTAGAGGATGGCCACCATCACTGATTATGCATCTCTGAAGGCTCAGATTGCAGACTATCTTAACAGAGATGATCTGACTTCTCAGATCCCTATGTTTATTCAGTTTGTTGAGGTTGACCTAAACAATCAACTGCGGATGCGTGATCAGGTGGTACGAGCAGAGGCAACAAGCTCTGCTGAATTTGTGCAGCTTCCCTCCGATTGGCTTGAAGCTATCAGCCTAAAAATGGTCTCCGGTGTCAGCCCACTGCGTTACGTTACACTCGATCAGGCTAACCTGATTAAGAAAGAGCAACTCTATACCCAGGTGACTTACTACTCGATCATGGATGATGCCATCGAGCTGGTTCCTGCACCTGGCGATGATGTAGAGATTGAGATGGTCTACTACAAAAAGATCCCATCTCTCTCTGACAGTGTTACAACTAACTGGTTACTGGAAAGAGCCCCAGATGCGTATTTGTACGGCGCTCTAACCCATGCTGCTCCGTTCCTGATGGACGACCAGCGTATACCAGTATTTGCTCAATTCTATGGAACGCGAGTAGTTGCAATGCAGAACGAAAGTGATGTTGCTACACACAGTGGCGGTCCACTTATCACTCGCACCAGGCAGGCATATTAGGAGGCGTTAATGGCTGGATTTACAGATTATACTGAAGACCTTGTTCTTGATTGGCTTCTGACATCAGGCTCGGCTACTCGTCCGACTGCCTGGTATGTTGCCCTTTATACTGTTGCACCAACTGACACTGGTGGTGGAACAGAAGTAAGCGGCACAGACTATGCCAGAACAGCAGTCACTTTCTCGGTTTCTGGTACATCTCCAGCGACAGCTTCTAACTCTTCAGCAGTAGAGTTCCCAGAAGCCGGTGGCTCATGGGGGACGGTAGTAGCTGCTGGTATCTTTGACGCTTCTAGCTCTGGCAACTTACTGGCATATGCTAACCTAACAACTTCTAAGGCAGTCGACACAGGTGACGTTCTGCGGTTTAACACCTCGGCGCTAACTGTAACGCTCGACTAATATGGCGCTGGGCCGCGCCTACGGCGTCTATGACTATGGTGAAGGTGTCTATGGTGAGGATTTCATCATCGATGCCGTTGTCGCTATTGCGGCCACGTCAGGAGCTGCGGCCACAGCCACAAGAATACAGCCAGCCGATGCCGATATGGCGGCAACGTCTGGTGCATCAGCTACACCAATACACGTTGAAGCTATTGAGGCAGAAGTCATCACTGCCTCTACTACGGCAGCAGCAGCCGCTAACACCGAGCTTGCTGAAGCCACGATGGCGGCAACCTCTGGTGCCAGTGCCGATGCAATCAGGATCAATGATGCCGCAGTAACGATTGCTGCATCTAGCTCAGTATCGGCCACCATAACACGCATACAGCCTGCAGGAGCCTCTGTAACGACCACCAGTGGCGCGTCTGCTGATGCGGTGAAGGTGAAATTAGCAAACGCAGAGATGGGCGCTACAAGCGGCGCTACGAGCGCTGCAGACCGTTTCCGAGGTGTTATTGCAGAAATAGAAGCAACTAGCGGCGGTAGCGCGTATAGCGTTATGGCTATAGTTGGTGTAAGTAACATTGTGGTGGAAAGCTCTGCTGGAGCAACACCTACCCGCAAAATGCCTTGCGAGACCGATATATCAGGGCTCTCAGGCTTTGTTGCAAATGGTCGTTACTTGTGGGAGCCAGAAGCAGTCTTGCCAGAAGATTGGTCGCCAGAAACACTTTCAGATGCCACTTGGTCTGTTGATCCAATAGCTTCTGAAACTTGGACAACGCAGGGCGTGACTGAACAAGCCTGGTCGGTTAAAATAGACCCGTCCCAGACATGGACGGACGTATAAGGATTTAGCGATGGCAGATACCTATACCTCTAACCTAAACATGACGAAGCCCGAAGTCGGTGCTTCGCGTGATACCTGGGGAACCAAGCTCAACGCAGACTTGGATACCCTGGATGCTCTTTTCACGTCTAACGGCACAGGTACTTCAGTCGGCCTCAACATTGGCTCTGGCAATACCCTGGTGGTCGCTGGAACGCTTGACCTTACAGGTAGCCTAGCATCAGCCCTTCCTATTACGGATGGCGGCACAGGGGCTACGACAGAAGCAGCAGCGCGCACCAATCTTGGTGTTAACGTTACCAACGTTTCGAGCCAAGCTAATACAGCTACAGATTGGCTGGATATTCCGAGCGGAACTACGGCGCAGCGTGGTTCTCCTACCACTGGCGCGATCAGGTATAATACCACTACTTCTACTTTTGAAGGCTACGGTTCTGGAGCTGCGTGGGGGCCTCTCGGAGGGGGCAATGAGACCTCAGAAGGCCTATGGGTTCACTCAAATACAATCACTGCTGACTATGCGATCCCATCAGGATCAAACGGCATGAGTGCTGCCCCAGTTACAGTCGCAAGTGGTGTAACAGTGACAGTGCCTACGGGTAGCGTCTGGACCTTAGTGTAGGAGTAGCAGATGAGTTCAGTAAAAATACAAGGTAGCGCTACTGGAACCGCTGCTTTCACGATTGCAGTTCCAGATGGCACTAGCACAGATCGCACGATTGAGTTGCCTGATGCGGCTGGGTCGTTTGTCTTAGCGGATGGAAGCAATAATGTTGCGGTCACTGGTGATCTGACGGTTGATACTTCTACCCTTCATGTCGATAGCACTAACAATCGAGTTGGCGTGGGGACGAGTAGTCCCGCCGCTGCGGTTTTGCATGTTGCAGGCGGAAATCCAGCAGCGGTTGTCGAGTCAACTACATCATCTGGCTCCTTTATACAGTTTAGAAACACAAGTAGCCCTTCAGGCACAAACCGAATGGGTTATGCTGTAGATGATTTTATTGTGGACGCGGGTGGATCTGAAAAACTACGAATGTCTTCGGGTGAAGCACTTACGCTAACAAATACAAAGACAGGTGTTACCAGTAGTGCAATGGTCTTTTCCAATGCAGTTTCTGGCGGAGCATATAGAGTAAGGTTTGATGCTAACTCTGCTACTCGAGGTGACATTAGAGTTACTACAAGTTCAGTTGCTTACAATACTACATCAGATGCTCGCCTAAAAGAAAACGTGGTTGACTTAGACGGTGCAATAGATCGTGTAAAACAAATCCCCGTGCATCGTTTTAATTTCATAGCTAACCCAGACGAGACTGTAGACGGGTTCTTAGCACATGAGGTTCAAGCGGTTGTTCCTGAAGCTGTATCTGGCACACAGGATGAAGTCGATGAAGACGGTAATCCAGTTTACCAAGGCATCGATCAGTCCAAGCTTGTCCCACTACTGACCGCAGCGATCAAAGAACAGCAAGCCCTAATCGAAGATCTGCAAACTCGAATTGCAGCACTGGAGGCCGTGTAAATGAGTACGTTAAAGGTAACAAACCTTCAGCACCCCAGCGCTGCATCAGCAAACGTCACGCTCGATGCGAGCGGCAATGCTGACTTCAACGGCAAGAACCTCGCTGGCGTGGCGTCTGTTAATGGGGGTCAGTTAGGAGGCTCCAATCTTGTGATTAACGGGGCGATGACTGTCTCGCAACGCGGCTCGTCGTTTACTGGTTTAGGAGCATCTGACACATATACTTTAGATAGATATAAGTTTGATTTTGGAAGCACTTCTGGACGACTTACTGCCGAGCAATCTACTGACGCACCTAATGGATTTAGCAATAGCTTTAAGCTATCCTGCACAACAGCAGACACTTCAATAGCTGCTGCTGAAAAAGCTAGAATTATATATTCTTTTGAAGGTCAAGATTTAGCCAGCATAGGTAAGGGAACAAGTGACGCTAAAGCTGTAACTGTAAGCTTTTATGTAAAAGGAAATGCAGCAGCCACTTACACCTGTGAATTTTATGACAACGATAACAATAGGCAATGCAGCAAGCTATTTAATGTAACCGCTGATTGGACAAGAGTAGAGCTTACTTTTCCTGCGGATACTACTGGCGCTTTTACTTATGATAACAACACTTCTGTTCAACTTAGTTTTTGGTTGATGGCTGGCTCGGATTTTACAAGCGGAACTTTGAATAGTTCAGCTTTTGCTGCTTCTGTAACAGCAGATAGAGTAAGTAGCAGTCAAACTAATTTCTTTGATAGCACAAGTAGAACTCTTTTTATCACAGGCTTGCAAATGGAGACTGGCGACACGGCTACGAGCTTCGAGCATGAAAGCTACGGAACAACGCTTCAGAAGTGCCATAGGTACTTTGAAAAAATAACGTATCCCACTTCACAATATTTTGCAGTAGGTTTTGTTAATAATGGAAGTAGAGGAAGATTTACGCTTACTTATAACCACAAAAGAACAACGCCTAGTGTGTCGTTCACAGGAAGCAATTTGGTCTATTACAGCGGAAGCACTAATGATAGTTCAACTTTAACAGCAGAAGCTCCGGGTTTAGACAGCACTCGTGTAAATTACGAATTGGATAACAATACAAACCAAGCCAACGGAGCAGCAGTAGGGGTATTAGCTGTTAGTGGTGGAGTGGTTATGGACGTAGATGCGGAGTTGTAATAATGGATGAAATGAATATCACTTCAGCTCAATATTTGGCTGACCAAGGCTCAAACACAACCATCAAAGCCACCATCGACGGCGTTGAAATGAGCGTCCCACTAGACCCAGCAAACCGCCACTACATCGCCATAATGCAAGCCGTGGCTGATGGCCAACTCACAATTCAGGAGGCTTCCGAATGACCATTACCATCAACGGTTCCGGCGACATAAACGCCACAGGCAACGACATCGAGTTGAACAGCACTGGCACGACTGATGTGACTTTGGCCGTCGGGGGTGGAAACGTAGGGATAGGCACTGCAAGCCCATATACCCAATTAGAAATATCTTCTACTGATCCAATCGTTAGATTTAACGACAGTAATGGCGGTACTGACACAAAGAACTTTGAGCTTCGTTATGTTGGTACAAATTCACCGGATGTTGATGGGTTATATTTTCGTACGGTAAATGACGCTAACACTGTCTATTCTGATAAGTTGGCTATTTTAGGGGATGGCAACGTAGGTATCGGCACAAGCTCACCCACAGGATCTGGTCAAATTTTACACTTGAATGGATCAAGCACTGTAGCCGATTTTCACATGACAAACTCATTTTCTGGTTCAACAGCATCAGATGGATTTGTTCTTAGATACAGTGGAGCAAGTGCCGAGTTTTTAAACCGTGAAGCTGGCGACCTTATTTTTTACACAAGTGGTACGTCAAGAATGAAAATTGACGATCTCGGTCGGTTTTTCGTTCCAAATGTTTATTCTTCTACAACCAGCGGTGCGGCAAATGTTAACGTAGCAAGCTCCGGTAGATTAGAAAGATCAACTTCATCCCTTCGTTATAAGAACACGATCAACGATGCCACTCATGGCTTAACAGAATTGCTTACGCTGCGTCCGGTAACCTTTAAAGGCAACAACGATGGCGACACTGTGTTCGGTGGTTTGATTGCTGAAGAGGTCCATGATGCAGGGCTAACTGAGTTTGTTCAATATGATGAAGAAGATCGCCCTGACGCATTAGCTTATGGCAACATGGTTTCTTTGTGCATCAAAGCAATTCAAGAGCTAAACACCAAAGTCGAAGCTCTCGAAGCTGAAAACGCTGACATGCTTGCTCGCATCGAAGCTTTGGAAACACCTAACCCATAACCCCTAACCACAGGAGACCACGATGGCAAAAAACGAAAATGCCACCATCGTTCTCAATGGCGTTGAATACGCCCTAGATCAAATGAACGAAGAGCAGCGCGCTCTTCTTGCCCACGCTACGGATTTAGATCGCAAGATCTCCAGCGCCAGGTTTAACGTAGATCAAATGGAAGTAGGGCGACAAGCTTTCGTTGATCGATTGGCTGCGTCTTTGGCTGCAGAAGCACCGAAAGAAGCTGCCGAATAATGAAAAGGCCGAGGCTACATGCTCGAAGGATCAGTAAACCTATCCACGATTATTAGCTTCGGCACCACTGCCGCAGGCGTCGTCGCCGCGATGGCAGTAGCACGCTTCCAGATAAAAAGCCTCACTGTGTCACTTGAGCAGATCATCAAAGATTTGCGTAAATTAGACACGCGCTGTGATAAATTGGAAACAGTCGTGGAGACTACACAGCAACGTCTCTCGGTGATCAGTGGGATGATGTCGCCCTCTGAGGAAGCAAAGAAAAATCGAGAGCTGGCCACTATTCAAGCAAATCTAAGATCGATGCAGGCATCTTTATCTCAATTAGAATTGATGCATGGTGGAGGAAAACATCCTAAAATAGATTAGGAGGATAGGATGGACTGGACAAAGATAGGCACCAGCATGATCCCTCTTGTGCTTGGCGCACTCTGGTGGGTGATTAGCAGCATTCAGGCGACCAATGCAGAGATATCGCATCTGAAGGCAAATATGATGATGCTCATAGATCCGAATGGGAGGATCATACCGTCACCAGGCAATGCCTTGGAACGTCAGGCATTGCGTGAAGATCTGATGCGCAGCATCCATGATATGCAAGTTCGCATCAAACTACTGGAGGCCCGTGAAAATGACAGACGCAAATAAGGATAACATCCCCGATAAAGCAGCATATCAGGTCAACCGGAGGCTGATGTGCTGGGCGGCTTTAAGTATGATGATGGCAGTAGTTATCTGCTTCCTTATCGATCCCCAGAAGTATGGTGGTTCCGAACTTGGGCCTATCTTCTACGGTTTGTCGGGCCTCGTGGCCGTGTATTTTGGGGCCACTTCTTTCCAGCAGTCTAAGAAATGATTGGCTCTCTGATAGGGCCAATTGCAAACCTGGCCGGAACTTGGTTGCAAGGAAGAGTGCAAACGAAAGCTGCAGAGACTGAAGCAAAAGTTGCGAAGTCGAAAGCAGAAGCCCAGATCATGCTGTCAGCAGCTACCAGCGAAGCTGAGTGGGAACGGGTCATGGCCCAGGGCTCACAGGGCTCATGGAAAGACGAATGGCTCACCATCCTGTTTAGCATTCCACTGATACTCAGCTTCTGTGGCGATTGGGGTCGAGAGATAACTGAACAGGGTTTCCAAGCCCTTGAGGCCATGCCTGCGTGGTATCAGTACACCTTGGGAGTAATAGTTGCCGCATCTTTTGGTGTTCGATCTGCAACCAAGTTTTTTGGGAAAGGCAAATGATTAAGCCAACAGCAGCTCTTGATTAGTTCAAAGCATATCGGAGCTGCTGGCGAACACCTGACATGCAGCGTCCTATTTACCTTCGGGTGGAGCCCAGCGATCATCGATGCGGAAGGTATGGACATCGTTGCCGTGCGCAAACAAGAGACTGTTAGGGTTCAGGCTAAATCGACACTGAAGTCTATCGACGGGTGGTCTTACCAATGGCAGGTCAGCAAGGGTTATCCAAAGCGCTCTCTAAGTAAGGATGACTGTGACATCGTTGCCTGCGTTTCCTTGGATCTTAGAAAGATAGCTTTCTTTCCGATCTGCGTCATCTCTAAGCAGCTCACCAGGCGCATGGCGTTTTCCAAAATGAACTCACCATCTCTTGAAGAGGAAAGTTGGCAGGCAGCGTTGGCGTCTATGCTTAAAAGTTAATCTGTGGTTAATATGCAAAAAAGGTTATGAGATATGGCAAAACAAAGCGTAGGAACAGTTTGGAAACCCTTGAAGCGGAAGCACACCACTTCCATAGGCCAGTCACCACTTAGCCGTCCTGCCAACAAGCACAAGCGGCGCAATTGGAAACGCTATAGAGGACAGGGAAAATAACGATGGCGAAGAAAAAACAAGAGCAAGGTTTATGGGCCAACATCCGCGCAAAGCGTGCAAGGATTGCTGCAGGTAGCGGAGAAAAGATGCGCAAGCCTGGAAGCAAAGGAGCGCCTACTGCGGCTGCTCTGAGAAGATCCAAGAGCCCCAGTAAAAAGACATGAAGTCCAATTTCCTGACAGCCCTGGAAATGACGCTCGAATACGAAGGTGGTTGGTCCGATCATCCTGATGATCCTGGTGGTGCAACCATGAAGGGCGTCACGCTGAAAACTTACAGCAACTATCTGGGCAGAGAAGCCACGAAAGATGAGCTGCGCAACATTGACGACGAAGAGTTAGAAGAGATCTACAAGTCTGGATATTGGGACAAGGTGCGTGGTGACGACATCCCTACTGGACCCGATATCGTCATGTTTGACTTCGCAGTTAACAGTGGTCCAAAACGTGCTATAATTATCGCGCAGAGGCTCTGCTTTGCCGAGGATGATGGCATCTTTGGGCATAAGACGCT